TCACCAGCTCCACGGTGCTGGCCGCAGTCGATGCTGCCACCCTGGTGATGGATGAAGCCGAAGTCCCCAGTGAAGGGCGCTTGCTCTTTGTTTCGGCAACCGTCAATTCCTTCCTGAAAGCCGCGATAACCCGCATGCTGGCTAACGAAAACTCCAGCGATCGGCGCTTGAAGGTTCTGGACGGCATGACCATCATCCCGGTTCCACAGACCCGTTTCTACACCCAGATCACCCAGAACGCGGGCGCATCGGCTTCAGCGGGCGGCTACGTCAAGACATCCAGTACCGGCAAGGATCTGAACTTCATGCTCGTTCATCCCAGCGCCGTGCTGCAGGTCAAGAAACATGACAACCTGAAGATGTTTGATCCTGACACCAACCAGGCCAAGGACGGATGGAAGATTCAGTACCGCCTGTATCACGACGCCTTTGTGTACGATAACAAAGTCGCCGGCGTGTACATCCACAACAAGGCGTAGGTGAAATATGCCCTACGCAAAAATTCAAGGTGCTGATTGGCTGAAACAACTCAATGACAATTTTGACGCCATTGACTCCGCGTCCTTAATTGCGCTGGCTTCTGAAGCCGAAACTATCACCGGAACAGATGACGGCAAAGGCATTTCCCCGGCAGGACTGCAGGCGAAAGTCTCCAGTGCAACTGCAAAGGGCATCGTCGAACTGGCGACCAGCGCCGAAACCATCGCAGTCACCGATCAGGCCCGGGCGGTAACGCCCTACGGCCTGGGCGCCACTCTGGCCAAGATCGATATCATCTCGTTTGTCGGGAAAAACCTGGCTGGCGCCTGCACCATGACCGGTGTCAAAGCTGGTGACGTGGTTTTCTCTGTCACCGGGCAAGTGGCTGCCGATGTGGGCGATAAGTCCAGCCTGTTCGAAAGCACCATCACGGTCAACGATCAGATCCAGCAGTCCAGCGCTACTGACCTTTCGACTAAAGTTTACATGGCGCTCATTTATCGGTTGAGTTAAGGGAGAGCAGAGACGATGGCAAGTTATGTAGATTTTACGTACTACAGCGCGACCTATCTTGGGACGGCTATCGTCTCTGCTGACTTTGCACGCCTGGCTTTACGCGCATCCGCCGCAATCGACAACCTGACATTTGAGCGGGCAGCCGCCGAAACCGATGTTGCCAGGATTGACAAAATAAAGATGGCAACCTGCGCCGTGGCCGAGGAACTGCAGAAGCAGGATCAGGCTGGCGGAGCGGATGGAATTCAAAGTGAGAGCGTTGGCGTGAACTCGGTCACCTATTCGGCCAATTCAAGCAAGCAGCTCACCAACGAAACCAGGCAGAGCAAGGCCGCAAAACTGTATCTGGCATCCACCGGGCTGATGTTTCGTGGGTTTGCCAATGGCGAATACTCCAGCGACGTGTACAACACGGTTCAGGATTACGATGCGGACTAACGCAGATTTGACCATCTACAACAAGTACATTGACCCATCCACCAGGTCAGAGAAATACCAGCGCTCGCAAGTCAAAGCCGTTGCCTGGGAAAATCGCAAAGCATCCAACACCATCGCGACCGGTGGAAGTATTTCAGTAGATCAAGCCAGGCTATTTATTCCATTTCAGCGAGGTACTAATTATGTCAAAGCAAAAGCGTGGCAAGCCCTCAGCACAAAAACGAACTGGTGGACGCTACAAGAAGGTGACGTGATCGTCAAAGGGCTGGTATCTGATGAAATCGGGACCGGCTTTACCGTAACGGCCCTGAAGGCCAAGTATGACGATGTTCTGATGATTTCATCGGTCGATACAATGGATTCGGGTTCGCCGTCCATACAGCATTGGCAAGTAGGCGCAAGATGACATCACCGGTGATCGACACTCCCCGCGGGCAGGTCATTGTTACAAGCAAAGGCAAAGCGCAGTTGGTTTGGAGCACAACCTTTCGCCAGAAGTGGCAGGGCAATTACAGCGATGCGCAGAAATTTGTAGACAGCGAAGTACTCAGGTTGTCCGAACCATTCACGCCATTGCTGACCAGCATGTTGATTAAATCCGGCACGCTGGGCACGGATATCGGCAGCGGTACGGTTCAATGGATTGCCCCCTACTCACGAGCCCAGTATTTCGGCAAGCGCAAACCTGGCAGCCAGACTGGCCCGTTACGCGGTCCGCAGTGGTTTGCGAGAATGAAAGAAATCCATAAAGACAAGATCCTCACTGGCGCCAGGCGGATTGCCGCAAAGGGATTGCTATGAGTCTGATCAGTGCGCTAAAAACATACCTGGCAACTTACACCGGACTGGCCAGTGGTGCGCCGATCTGGGTTGACTACCTCGGGCAAGAGCCTACTGAGTACGCAGTTATCCCGTTGGCTGGCACCCGGATCGCAGAACGATACATCGATGGTGGTTCATCACGGAAGTTTCCATTTGCATTTCAGTCAATGGAATCAACGGCTGATGAACTGGAACGTCTGGAGAATAACGGTTTTTACGAAGCGTTCTCGGATTGGCTGGATGCCCAGACCGTTGCGGGAGTTTTGCCAACCCTGGGCGCCAAACAAACCGCAACAGAAATTCAGGCGCTGGGATGGGGCTTTTTGTATGAACAAGGCCAATCCAGTACCGGCGTCTATCAAATCCAATGTGAGTTAACCTACGAACAGCAACCCTAAAAGGAGGTTGTTATTATGACCGCTACCAAAATCAAACGCAGTGAATTCAAAACTTTCATGAACATCGCGCCCTCAACGATGGCCAGTTACAAGTTGATCGGCGATGGTGTCACAACCGGCAAGATCAACTACAACCCCAAGACCACCGATGAGACCTACATCGACCAGGACAGCGCCAGCATCAGCGTGGACAGTTACGCGCCGGTCATGCCCATCGAAGCCACTGCCAAGAATGGGGATGATGTTTTCGAGTTCGTCGACGCGCTGCGCAAAGCCCGCGCCGTACTGAGCGCTGCCGAGACGGATATTATCAACGTCTGGTTGTATGAAACAGCCACCTTGAATGAATATCCAGCCGAGAAACAGCCGATCAGTATCCAGATTGACGACTTCGGCGGAGATGGCGGCGTGGCTGCCAAGATCAACTACACCATGAACTTCATTGGCGCGGCTGTCATGGGCACCTTCAACCCAACCACCAAAGCCTTCACACCAAACCCTTAGTCGCGAGCCTGTCCGCGCTGACGATTGGCTCGCTGATATTAACCCCAGCATTTGACCCGGATTGGCTCTGGTACACAGCCACAACTGCCACCAGCCCGCAAACCGGCACAGCTACCGCTACTGAGGCAACCGCGACGGTACTGCTCAAAAATGGAGTCACCACCATTGATACCGATACCGGTGAAGCCACTGGCAGCATCACCCTGGCTACCGGGGTAAACACCATCACGGCCAAAGTGACCGTAGGCGCCGAAGACGTCACCTACACGGTGGCGGTAACCAAGACTGTCTAATCAAGAGAGTCCCTGCTCGAAAGGGTAGGGACTTTTAGAAAGGTTTTCATGGACGTAATCAAAACCAACACGGGCAACAAAGAAATATCTATTGAGCGCGATGGAAAGATCGCTGGAGTAATTCGCTTCAATCCATCGGATGTGATTTTTGCTGAGAAGTTTTATCAACTGATGGGCGAATTCGAACAGAAGCTTACTGAGTATCAAACGAGAGCAGAAGAAATTGACCAGGTAACCGAACTGGATGCCCACCAACTGCCCATCAACTTGGACGATAAGCTGACCCTGCTGCGTGAAGCCTGCGAGTACATCCGCGGTCGCATCGATCATCTATTCGGCGTGGGAACCTCCCAGATTGCCTTTGGCGATACCCTCGCGCTGGATGTGTTTACCCAGTTCTTCGAAGGCATCACGCCATTTGTGCAAAGCGCACGGACTGAGAAGATTGCGCAATACTCAGGCGCGCGCCAGAAGCGGGTGATGAAATAAACATCCTGGTCGAAAGCCTGCCTACTGCCATTGAAATAGATGGTGTGGAATATCCGATCAATTCAGACTTTCGCACCGCGTTAAGGCTGATCCTGGCCTTCGAGGATGAAACCCTGACCGGATATGAAAAACAGGTCATCCTGCTCAATGAGTTGTACCAGAAGCAGCACGGGAACATGCAGCGCGCGCTGGAACAGGCAAACGCATTCCTGAATGGCGGAAAGGTCAACATCGAATCGGATGGAGGCCCCAGGCTGTACTCGTTTTCGAAGGATGCAGATTTCATCTTTGCGGCATTCCGCCAGACGCACGGCATCGACCTGCAGAAGGCTGAAATGCACTGGTGGGAGTTCCTGGCCTTGTTTATGGACTTGGGATCCGAGACCACCTTCAGCAGCTTGATCGGTCTACGCCGGCGCGTCAAGAACGGAACTGCCTCCAAAGAAGAACGCCAGGCGGCGCGCGAAATGGGAGATATCTTCGATATACCCGAACCCGACACCCGCAGCCTGGACGAAAAAGAACGCGAAGCTGAATTTATGAAACTGGTACAAGGACGGTAACATGGCCGCTGGTTATGATGGTTCCATCCGCATCGATACATCCATCGATGGCAGAGGGTTTAATTCTGGCATAAAAGGCATAATGGGTTCGCTCAAGGGGCTGGCTGCGGCAATCGGCATGGCCTTTGGCGTGGGAGCTGTGATTGCATTTGGAAAAAGCGCAGTAGATGCGGCTTCTCAGATGCAAGGGGCGTTTATCGGGCTGCAGTCTGTCATGGATGGACAAGGAAAGTCATTTTCTCAGGCAAAAGAGTTTATTACTGCTTATATTTCCGATGGGTTGGTGCCGGCCACAAATGCAGTTGCCGCCTACAAGAACCTGGCTATGCGTGGTTACAGTACGGACCAGATCCAAAAAACTATGATCGCGCTGAAAGATGCCTCTGCCTTTGGGCGCCAGGCGTCTCTTTCGATGGGGGAAGCTGTTCAAAGCGCCACGGAAGGTTTGAAGAACGAAAATAGTATCCTGGTTGATAACTCTGGCGTAACGAAAAACGTTTCGCTGATGTGGAAAGACTACGCCACGTCAATTGGAACGACGGTCGGCTCGCTTACGAAGCAGCAGAAAATACAAGCCGAAGTAGTCGGAATCATGGAAGAAACCCGCTTCCAGACCGGTGACGCGGGAAAACTGGCAGGAACATACGCGGGACAATTGTCCGCGCTTGGAGTGTCTTTTCTGAATTTACGGGTGGCAATCGGGAACGCCATTATCCCGATCATTTCTCAAGTTCTGCCATACATCAAAATGGCCGTGGATGCGTTGGTTGTATTTTTCAACCAGGTCGCGCAAATCATGAATATTTTATTTGGGACGAATGTATCAGCTGCATCCGCTGAAGCTGCAACCGCTATCGATGAAGTGGCCGCCAGTACCGGCACTGCCGCAGAAGCCCAGGGTAACCTGGCCAAGAACACCAAAGACGCGGGAAAAGCCGCGAAAGGCGCGCTGGCTGCCTTTGATCAGTTGAACGTTTTACAGACGGCAGACACAACAGCTAGCACGGCAGGGACTGGCGGAAGCGGCGCGGGCGGCGGTGGCGGGGTAATTTCGCAGACAAAAGATGCTTCTTCAGCGATGGATGCCGCCATGACCGACATGGCCGCGAAAGTAGCCGCGTGGAAGGCGCAAATGCTGGACTTCTTACAGCCGGTGCGGGAGGCGTTTGACCGGTTGGTTGTGGCACTCACCCCGCTGGGCGAAACGATCTGGGCCGGGCTGAAGTGGGCCTGGGATAATATTCTGGTGCCGTTAGGTGCGTGGACTATTACCGATCTACTGCCGAAATTTTTAGATTTACTTGGCGTCGCAGCGAAGTTGCTGAACTCGATATTGGTTGCCCTGCAGCCTGGATGGCAGTGGTTTTGGGATAATGTGCTCAAGCCTATCGCAGAATGGACGGGTGGGAAGATTATCGACATACTCAAATGGCTAACCGATAGATTGACCGATTTGAGCACATGGATCGATAACAATCAAACTGCCTTTATGGTTATTACCTTGCTCATTATTGACTTTGCGGCATCCTGGCTGTTTGTTAATGGAGCAATTACGGCATGGGCAATCATTTCCTCGATTGCTTCCGTTGCTACGTACATATTCGGAGCAGCAGTAGCATTTTTAACGTCGCCCATTTTTCTTGTTGTGTTGGCAGTCGCTGCCCTAATCGCCATCATCGCCCTACTGATTTATTACTGGCCACAGATATCCGCATTTGCCGCGAGAACCTGGGAAACCATCCAACAAAAATGGGCTATTGCCGGCTGGTGGTTTTCGACATACGTCACTGAACCGGTCAAGAAGGGATTCGATAACGCGCTGGCCTGGGTACAAAAGTCCTGGGAGAATACGTTCACGGGCATCAAGGACTTTGTAAAGAACACAGTCAACACCATCATTGACTTCATCAACGGCATGATCCGGGCCATCGCCGGCGGGATAAATGCAGTGATCAAAGGGCTGAACTCGATCAAGGTCACCATCCCATCTTGGATACCGGGTATGGGCGGTAATTCCTGGGGCATAAACCTGGCGTCTGTATCCGCGCCACAGATCCCCAGATTGGCCACCGGCGCCGTGATCCCGCCCAATGCCCAATTTGCAGCCATCTTGGGAGACCAAAGAAGCGGACGCAACATTGAAGCGCCAGAATCCCTCATCCGCCAGATCGTGAGCGAGGAAATCGGGAAAATACAGGCTGATATCAAAATCGGTTTTAGTGGCAGTCTGGCCAGCCTGGTACGAGAATTGAAACCCTACATAGACAAGGAAAACGTACGCGTGGGCGGCAGCCTGATCCGGGGAGGCACGACGCTATGAGCATCATCATTGACAGCCTGACCTATGCCATTCCCGTACTCAGTATTAGCAGGACGGCTGATTTTCTGGACAAATACGCCGAACGTACCGAAGACGGTGTTCTCCATCGCGAACTGATCGGCGTCTACTTCAATTACAAAATCCAGTTTGGTCAAACAGCCGATACTGCCACATACGCTGCGCTATGGAACAAGCTCACAGAGGCTACTGAGTTCCACACCGTGACGGTACCGGATGAAAGCGGCGATTACACATTCACCGCCTACTTCGCGAATGTGTCGGACGAGTTAAAGAAACAAAAGGGTGCCCTGAACTTCTGGAAATCCCTGACCGTTAACTTTGTTGCCCAGGAACCCGCCAATGTCTAAGACAGCGCCGGTGGTGACATTCGGGCTGTACGCGATGATTGTCAAGCAGGATAGCGCACCCGCGGCAACCGACATTCAGCCATTCGCCAAAATAAGTGACCTGAAAACAGGCAACACGACCAACAAACCAACCATCACGCTTGAGCCGGATTTCTGGCTGCTGGATGGCAATTACAAGTTCAGGCCGTCAGACGCGCTGACGCATGTTGGGTTGATGAGCATGTCGATGAGCAATGCGGATGGTAATTTCATCACACCCCCGGTCTTAACCGTGACCTTCAGCGAAGCGCACACCACGGACAGCCTGACGCTGCGCTTTGCCCAGTTCTCAGATGATTATTCCAGCAGTGTTCGGGTCCAGTATTTTGACGCAGCGGATACGCTGATTCGAATGGACAGCTACAACCCGATCGATTGGGAATTTTCAACCGAACAGGCCGTGACCGGCTTCAAGAAAATCGTCATCACGTTTTATTCAACCAACAAACCATATCGTTATTTGCGCCTGCTGGGCATCGACTACGGACGTATCGTGACCTTCACCGGCGCAGACATCAAATCTGCCAGCGTGGTAGAACAGGTCAACCCACTCTCAATCGAACTGCCAGTCGATACACTGGAACTTCATCTATATTCGAGTGACGCGGCCTTCAGCATCATTGCGCCTGGCGGGGATTATGCCAGTCTGCAGAACAAACAGCCGATGGACGTGTATGAAACCATCGGGAATGACACCGTCTACATCGGACAGTTCTACCTGGACACCTGGGAAAACCCATCTGACACCGAAATTGTCTTCAAGGCAATTGATATGATCGGCGTGCTGGACACCATACCGTATTTAGGCGGCATCTGGACTACCGCAACAACTGTTGGCGCGCTGGTGGAAGCCATGTTAAGCGCGATCAATGTGCCCTACGCGCTGGACCCGGCGCTCGAAGCAGTTGCAATCAAAGGCTGGATCCCGATCTGCTCGACGCGAGAAGCGCTGCAGCAGATCGCGTTTGCGTGCGGCGCGTTCGTAACCTGCTCACGTTCCAGTCTGATCCAGATCACAAAGACAATCCTGGCGGCTGATGTCAGCAGTTACGACAGCATAATTACCAAAGCCGAAAAGGGCATGGAGCAATCCCTGACCCTGACGGCCCTGGTGACAGGCGTGGAAGTCACCGCCCATAATTACCTATCCAACGCGACCAGCAGTGAGCTGTACAACGGCACCCTGACATCCGGCGCGCACACCATCACCTTTTCAGCGCCGATGCACAGCCTGAGCATCAGCGGGGCGACAATCACAGCCTCGGGCGCAAATTACGCAATCGTGAGCGTAGCCACTACGGGAACCGTGCTGCTTACTGGCCAGGGCTACACAGATACGCTGCAGGTATATGGCGTCTACAACACCGGGTTGGATGCCAACGTCAAGGTCAACATTCCAGGCATCAAAGACGCCACGCTGGTAAACAGCAGCAACGTCGCCTCAATAACACAGCAGGTTTACAACTATTACCAACAGCGCTATTTGCAAAGAGTGAAACTCTACAACCCAACGGCTGAAGCGGGAAAAACCGCGCTGGTAGATGCGCTCTACAACCGGCAAATCGCCGGGATCGTGGAGAAATTGGAGCTGGATTTATCGGGCGGATTTACCGCGAAAGCCGAGATTAACGGAGTTGTGGTGACATGAAATACAAAGCCCCGATCGTTGACCGCAGCCTGGCGGACATTGCCGCCCGCACGTCGAAGGCATTTTTCAACGCAAGAGACTGGCAGCGTGTGTACGATAACGCCAAAATCACCAACGCGCTGGTGGCATATCTAACCAGCGTGGCAATCCAGTTTGACATAATAGCAGACCCTACGGTTTACAGCATACCAACCGCGACGGAACTCAACGCCCTGCTTGCAAACATTGAACGCATCCGGGTTTCAGCAGGCTTTCCAGCTATCGACGGACTGGTGGAAATCAAGGACGATTGGACGGCAGGTAGTGCGGCCACGGCGCCGGATTATCTGGATGCGAATGACTGGGAGCGGGTGATCGATATCCTGATCAGCACAATCGGTTCCCTTACTGAGTATGTGATTTACTGCGGCGTAAGCGCAGCCGGGCAGCCGCGTTTTTACCAGCATCGCTTTCGGCAGTACGACTGGGTGCCTTTGGCAGAGACACCCACGCGTAGAGCTCGCGCAAATGTAGCAGTCGCTGGCGCCGGGTTGACGCGCAATAACGGATACAGGAGATATTAATGGCATACACCAAAACAGTTTGGACAGACGAACTACCGGCGGCGACGCCAATCAAATACAAGATGACAGATGACACAGACGGCGTGGTAGCCGGCAGCGCAATCATCGAAGTACTGACCAGTGTCACATCCGGCACACCGGTCAACGCCGCGAACTTGAACCACCTGGAAACAGGCGTCTACAATGCCCAGGTAGCGGCGGACGCGGCCAGTACGGCAGCCGGGACAGCCCTATCA